GTTTTTCGTGATCCTTCCAGTTTTTTATCACTGCTTTTACTCTGGACCGATAATTCTTTGCTTCTTTTTCGTCTTCGCCCTGATTAATCCGGTAGTTTAGATAACTATCTAAAAACTCCTCCATTTGATCGTCATTCGTGATACTGATTAGACAATCCTTGATAATGGCAACGGCTTTAGTGCCCGCGCCGGTTTCGATTTTGGCAAGCTCTTTGCCCTGATTCTCAAAGTTCATAATGCCTCCAGGTAGTTTAGGGATATGGATTAGATAACTATCTATTCCATGACTCGATATTAATGATTTGCACTGCAGCAAACAATTAGGGGAAACCCTAATGTATATTTATACAGTACTCCCCCAGTGTTGTTTTTTAGAGACAGTATAGGGTACATCATAGGCTCTTTCTATCACTCCCCAACCCTCCATAGTTTCTGCCTATTGGCACGATTCTTGCCCTAGCAAGGTCCATACCAGACTGCGCTGTAGGGTTATCTGTGGTAAAAATACAACGGGGGGAGGGGGACACAACAGAGTGCCCGCGTATGGGAACCTCATAGACACAACAGAAGGCAAAATAGGAATTAAATAGTGGTAAAACCTACCTAAATAAGGTAAAATAGGGCTGAAATACCACTATAAAATTGTCTTTAATAATCAAAGACTTATGAAATTGTAGGAGATTATTGACAAGTACCTACAAAATCGTAAAAAGGAGATGTCCACTACAGGTTCTAGACAGTGCTAATCTGTGCTCTTAAGCTTCTAAAGAGTACAAAGTACTTGACTTTTTTAAAAAAATATGCTATAATAAATGTGTTAAAAACAAACTATGTAGAAACTAAATACTAAAATCATAATAATAATTACTAATAATTTAAAACTACATAGATAGTAAGGAGAAACACTAAAGTGTCCTTAGAATCTCAAGGTGTTACCCTGTCCCCTTCTAAAAAAAGAGGAAGGCCAAAAAAAGCTGATATCGAAGCCAAGAAGAAACGAAACGTAGTAGGAAGACCTCCTGGTGAAGCAGCAAGAATAAAAGAATTTTATGCTCGTCTTCTGTCCACCAGCGGAGAAAAAGTCATTGAGACTGTCCTCCGCAAAGCAATGGACGATACGGACAAAGATCAGGTGGCCTGTCTTAAGATGTGTATTGATCGACTATTGCCTATTAGTCATTTTGAAAAAGATAAGACTGGTAGAAGTAATGCCATACAGGTTCAAATTGTTACGACTGGTGCTCCACAGATAGCAGCCAGAGAAACCGAAGAGATTGGGTATGAAGTAATTGATGTAGACCTCTCTGAAAAGGACGAAGATGGCGAACCTCAGAGTTGAACTACATCCAAAGCAGACAGAGGTATTTAATGATAGTCACCGTTTTAAAGTGGTTGCTGCAGGACGAAGATTTGGAAAGTCTCGCCTTGCTGCTTGGACCCTCATCATTGAAGCATTAAAGTCAAAAGAAAAGGATGTCTTCTATGTGGCTCCAACATTTCAGCAAGCTAAAGATATTATGTGGTCAGTTCTCAAAGAGCTTGGTCACGAAGTTATCAAATCTGTTCACGAGAATACGGCAGTTATTACGCTTGTAAACGATAGGAAGATTTACCTAAAAGGTTCTGACCGTCCAGATACAATGCGGGGTGTGGGTCTAGCGTATGTCGTAGTTGACGAGTATGCTGACATGAAACCACAGGTATTTGAGCAGATTTTACGTCCTGCCTTATCAGATGTAAAAGGTGGGGCTTTGTTTATTGGTACACCAAAAGGACGCAACCATTTCTATGAGTTGTACCAAATGTCTCAAAAAGGTGAAGATGAAGATTGGGTTTCTTTTCACTTTACCTCTTTTGATAATCCGCTACTTGATCCAAAGGAGATTGAAGCAGCAAAGAAGTCAATGTCTTCCTTCAGTTTTAGACAGGAATACCTTGCTTCTTTCGAAGCCGCCCAGTCAGACCTCTTCAAAGACGAATGGATTAAGTATGTTGATTCTGATGATTTGCCTAGTGACGGTTCTTATTACATCGCTGTTGATTTGGCTGGCTTTGAAGATGTAAGCAAGCAAGCCAGTAATAAGAAAAAGCATCTGGATGAGACAGCAATTGCAGTAGTGAAGGTATGTCTTGATGGTTGGTATGTAGATACGATTGTAGCTGGAAGATGGGACATCAAAGAAACCGCAAACAAAATATTAGAAACAGCAAAAAATTACGATGTTCGATTAGTAGGTATAGAGCGAGGAATGGCAAAGAACGCCGTACTCCCGTACCTACAAGACTTGATGAAGAGAAGGTCGTTTTTCATTTCAGTAATAGAACTAACGCACGGCAACAAGAAGAAGACGGACAGGATTGTTTGGGCGCTCCAGGGACGCTTCGAGCATGGAAGGATTAAATTAGTAAGAGGCGATTGGAATAAACAGTTTATTGATCAACTGCTTAATTTTCCAAACTCTCAAGTGCATGACGATTTAATTGATGCCTTAGCCTACATCGATCAAATCGGTATTACAGAATTTACTGACATGGTTGAAGAAGATGAATATGAGGCTTTAGACCCTATATCAGGATACTAATATGAGCGGAATTGTAAACTTATTTAGAGGTTTCATCAGTGATGCTGATTTATTAGCAGCTAGTTCTATGTCTGACCGAAAAGGTCTATTGACTATGAAGCCAGCTAAGTTAGAGCGTCCTGAAATCATTGGCGGGCAAGAAGCTTTAATTAATTATACTGCCGTTGCTCCAGATGAAGAAGTAAACTTAATTGAACAAAACATGAAGCTTGCTAGAAATATGGCGGCTCGTGGCGCTTCATTTGAAGATCAAGTTGCTCGTACTGGAATGGGCATAGGCCCAGATGGAAAACTTAGATTTGAGATTCCTGACACTGGAGCTAAGCTAACAATTCCTACTGATATGCTAGAAGAGGGTGAAGTTTATAAAGCTAAAGATTTGTTAAGCCATCCTAGACTATATAATTTTTATCCTGACCTAGCTGAAAAAGAAATTCGTATTGTTAATGAACCAGACAAACCACAATCCTTTGGGGCTTATAACTTTAATAGTCAAGTGATTGACTTAAATATTGGTTCCCAACCCTTCATTGATAAAAGTCCAGTACAGGTTGTATCGGGTTTATTACATGAAGCTCAGCACTATGCGCAGCAAATTGAAAGGTTTATTCGAGGCACAAGCCGAGACAAAGAATTAAAAAAATATACAAACAAAAAATGGTTTGATGCTTCGGAACAAGATAGACAAAAAGCCACAGCAGATTATTTAAAAAACTATGGTGAGGCTGAAGCACGAAATGTACAGCTTCGTTTTGAAGACCCAATTTGGGCAAAGTTTGGCCCACAGAAATCAACAACAAAAGGTAAAACATTTCCTCAAACTATGGGGCAAGACCCTTTTACAGTGGAGCAGTTTAAACGTCCTCTTGGTCCAACGGAATTTATTAATCAAGCAGGTGAATCTGTTGACTCTCGGTTAGAATACACTGATCCTTTTGGCGATACTACTAGGGAAATCTAATGGCACAAGATAACAACATTGAATACGATCCAGTTTCTGAAGCGGATCAGGAGCTAGTTAAGTATGTTATGGCTCACTGTGACCGCTGGCGAGACCACAAAGAAGTAAACTATGGTGATGACTGGGACGAGTACGAGCGTCTCTACTATGGTATATGGTCCGATGAAGACAAGACTCGTGACTCCGAACGCTCTAAAATTATTTCTCCTGCTATCCGACAGGCAGTAGAGAATAAGACCTCTGAGATTATGGAGGCTACAACTGGTCGTGGAGAGTTCTTTATCCTTGAAGATAATGCATTAGACGAGAATGGCACAGAGTTAGATGTTGAATTAGTAAGCCGACAACTACACGAAGACCTTAAAAAGCATAAGGTAGACCGTTCCTGGGGCGAAGTAAATAGAAACGCAGAGATCTATGGTGCTGGTTTTGCAGAGATTCAGATTAAAGAAACACTAGAGTTTGTACCTGCTACTCAGCCTATCCCTGGCTCGGCTACTGCTGCGATTGGTGTTATTGAAAAACCAGTTACTGCAGTCTTTATTAAGTCTATTCATCCCAGGAATATCCTTTGGGACCCTAACTCTGATACGGTAGATGATGGTTTAGGTATTGCAGTTGAAGAATATACCAGCCTTTTTAAAATTGTTAAAGGTATGGAAGATGGAATATACCGTAAAGTTGATATTGGACCTGCATATACTGACAACGATCTCGAGCCTACACAGCTAGATGAATTGTATCAAGACGGAAAAGTCAAGATTCTTCGTTATTATGGCTTGGTTCCTCGTAAATATTTAGAAGTTGTTGAGAATAACGGCAAAGAAGTAGCTAATCTGTTCCCAGAAACAAGTGAATCCAATAACTATGAAGACCTTGTCGAGGCTGTAGTTGTAATTGGTAACGATTCTAAGCTACTAAAGGCTGAGACTAACCCCTTTATGATGAAGGACAGGTCTATTGTTTGCTATGTTCCTGAAAAAGTACCTGGAAGATTGATTGGTATTGGTACAGTTCAGAAGGGCTACAATATGCAAAAGGCTATTGACGCTCAACTTCGTAGCCACCTTGACTCTTTAGCCTTGACTACAGCGCCTATGATGGCTGCAGACGCTACAAGACTGCCTCGTGGTGTGTCTTATCGCGTTCAGCCTGGAAAAACCCTGCTTACCAACGGTAATCCTAACGAAATTCTTTATCCGTTTAAGTTTGGAAGCACTGATGCTGCCAATATCTCTACCGCTAAAGAGTTTGAAACCATGTTGTTGCAGGCTACAGGTACAATGGACAGCCAAGCACTGACACGTTCTGTCGCTAGTGGTGAGGCTGGCGGGGCTTCTATGAGTCTTGCTATGTCTTCTATCATTAAGAAGAACAAACAAGCACTGATGAACTTCCAGGATGACTTCTTAATTCCTATGATTAAGAAGATTGCAGTTCGTTATATGCAGTTTGATCCAGAGAGATACCCAAGCAAAGACTTTACGTTTATGCCTGCCTCTACTCTAGGTATGATTGCAAGAGAATACGAGCAACAGCAGTTTATTGGGTTGCTGCAAACCCTTGGGCCAGATAGTCCAGTAGTGCCTTTGGTATTAAAAGGTATTATTAAAGGCTCTAGCTTGTCTAACAAAGAAGAACTTAGTGCAGCACTGGATCAAATGCTTCAGCCTAACCCAGAGGCACAGGCTATGCAGCAGGCACAGATGCAGGCACAGATTCAATTGTTGCAGGCACAGATTGCTGAGCTTACCGCACGAGCACAAGAGTCTCAAGCTAACGCTCAAGAGTCTATGGCTAAGGCTCAGAAGGCAGCTATTGAAGCTCAGTTAGCTCCTGAAGAATTAAAAGTTAAAGCAACACAGGCTGCTTCTACAAATCTTGACTCAGCTTCGTCTGGAGAATTTGAACGTAGAGTTAAAGTCGCTCAGTTAATGCTTAAAGAAAGAGAAATTGAGTCTAAAGAAAAGATTGTAGAAAAACAAATGAATGAAGCTAAACAGCAAGATGAGGAATTTTTAAAGCGTCTTAGTGGAGGACGTTAATGGCATCTACTGATGCAAAACTTCTTGTTGTTGTAGACGAACTCAACAAAGTTAAAGAGACTTTAACTAAGGTAGAGCAAACTGCTACAACCGTTTCTCAGCAAGTTGGTCCAAAAGGCGATAAGGGAGATACTGGCCCCGCTGGTAAAGACGGTGTAGACGGTAAAGATGGAGTAGATGGTAGAGACGGTAAAGATGGCATAGATGGTAAAGACGGTGAAGACGGTGTCTCAGTAGTTGATGCAACCATAGACTTTGATAATTCTTTAGTTTTAAAGTTATCAAACGGTTCTGAGATAGACGCTGGTCAGATTATACCAGAAAAAGGTACTGCAGAGTATAACGCCTTTATGACTAGAGGCGAGATTATTCCTACTCAGTCTGGCAACTCTGGTAAATACTTAACCACTGACGGTAATAACCTTGCTTGGGACCAGATTAATATCTCTACCGCAGATATTACTGGCACTTTGCCTATTGCCAATGGTGGTACTGGTGCAACAACTGCTAACGCAGGAATGACAAACCTGATGGGTTTTACATCAACTGCAACTGCGGCTGGAACAACCACATTAACAAACACAAGTAGTTACTACCAATTATTTACTGGAACATCTACACAAACGGTTGTATTGCCTGTAACAAGTACTTTACAAACTGGCTGGACATTCCATATTTGTAACAATTCAACTGGTGATTTAACTTTGAACTCATCAGGTGGTAACTTAGTAATTACCGTTCTTTCTGGAACAACTGTAATGTGTACCTGTATCGGCACAACTTTAACTACTGCCGCAGATTGGGAAGCAGGCTACACAGATTTTAGTACTGCAACAGGAACCGGAAGTGTTGTTTTATCTACTTCTCCATCATTTACTAATATAACTGCAACAGGTACATTGTCTTTACAAGGAACATCTTCAAGCACATCTAGTTTTCATACCAATCAAACAACTGGAACAATGACTCTTGGAGGGGCTTCTGCTACTGGTTCAATAACAGTAGGTCGCTCAACCGGCGCACAGACCCTAAACCTTGGTACTGGCGCAACAACTAGCGGAACCACAAAAGCAGTCAACATTGGAACCGCTGGTGTCTCTGGGTCTACTACAAACATTGCAATTGGTTCTTCTGTGTCTGGCGCAACCAGCAGAACTACGCTAAATGGAATCGTTATAGATAGCATCAGCGCGGCAGTATCGGCGGCTGGCTCAACGCAAGGAACCGCAACTGCGCTGGTTTCCAATATCAACAATGTGACCGTGGTTGCCGCCGCCGCAGACGGTGTTCGTTTGCCAACGGCTACGGCTGGTATGCGGATTTTGGTCAGGAACTCGGATGCCGCAGATACGCTAAAGATTTACCCAGCAACAGGGGCGCAAATCAATGCCTTGGGAAGCAACGCATCGTTTTCGCTAACGGCTGGCTCGACAACAGAATTGTTTGCCAGCACCTCAACCCAATGGTACACGTTCTAAAAAGTACTTGACAAAATCTAAAAAATGTGGTATAATTAATATACTGTTGTTTTTATACAACATAGTCCTATACAGGAGAAACTATGGATAGAGCACTTCAGGAGTACTATGAAAGTAGGTTTGAGACAATGTCTTCTAAAGGCTGGGAACAGTTTATAGAGGATACTCTAGATATAAAGAACACAATAAGTATTGAGAGTTTAAACTCTAACGAACAGTTGTGGTTTGCTAAGGGCCAGCTAGATATCCTAAACTGGGTACTATCACTTAAAGAAGCCTCTGAGAGGGCGTATGAGGATCTTAGCAAATGAAGAGAATATTTGAATTTAGGTGTGTAAAGAACCACACCACTGAAAAATTCGTAGACAGTGAGGTTATGGTAGTCGAGTGCCCTCATTGTCATAACGATGCTTCTCGTATTATTTCTACTCCAAGAATCAGGCTGGAGGGCATAACAGGTGCGTTTCCTTCAGCATCCGAAGCCTGGGCTAGAAAGCACGAAGAAGCACAAAGAGTTGCCTACAAGAAAAGTGAATACAACCCCGCTAATCATTAGCGTCTTTTCCAGGTAACATTTATAAATTTCCTAGAATCCAGTATGGACAGGAGGGTACAAACGTGGCAATCATCGATCCGATTGAAGACAATTCAGAAGAAATAAGTCAGGTTCAAGAGACTCAACCAGAGCAAACTCAAGAGCCAGTTCAACAACCTGAAGAAGAATTACCAGCAAAGTATCGCGGTAAGTCTCTTGACGAAATTGTGAAGATGCATCAAGAGGCTGAAAAGCTAATTGGGCGACAGGCACAAGAGGTTGGTGAAGTACGAAAACTTGCTGATGAGTTAATCAAACGACAACTCGAAACTAAGAAAGAAGCTGAACCGCCACCTGTACAGGAAGAAATCGACTTTTTTGAAGATCCTGATAAGGCTGTAGCAAAGAAGATAGAGTCGCATCCTGCTATTAAAGAAGCAAAAGAGCAGGCTAAGCAGTTAAGACAAATGCAAACTCTAAACAAATTGCAACAGAACTTTCCTGATTTTCAAAGTATTGTTCAAGACCCTGACTTTGCAGAATGGGTTAAGTCTTCACCAGTTCGCTTGCGTTTATACGCAGCAGCAGATGCAGACTTTGATTATGATTCCGCAGCAGAGTTGTTGACTACTTGGAAATATGTAAAACCTGCTACACCAGCAGCAGAACCACAAGTTGCAGAGGTTGCGCCAGAAGTTAAACAGGCTCAAAAAACTGCAGTTAAGTCTGCTACAGTAGACGTAGGTAGTACAGCAGGAGCAGCGCCTTCTTCAAAAATTTATAGAAGGGCAGATTTGATCCGTCTAAACTTGGAAGACCCAGATAGGTATGAAGCTCTCCAGCCGGAGATTATGCAAGCATATCGAGAGGGTCGAGTTCGTTAATTTAATATTTAGGAGATTTACAAATGGCACTTTCGGGCACTAAATGGGGTACGGGTGATGCAGTCACCAAATCAGCAGTCGATACGCAAGGTTTTGTACCTGAGGTATGGTCTGATGAAATTATCGCTGCTTACAAGAAAAATCTAATTGCAGCAAACCTAATCAAGAAGTTAAACTTCAAAGGTAAGAAGGGCGATAAAGTTTATTTCCCTGCTCCCAATCGTGGAACAGCTACGGCTAAAGCAGTTGAGACTCTGGTCACTCTGCAAGCTGCGTCTGGAACCGCTAAGAGCGTTAATATTGACCAGCACTTTGAGTATAGTATTTTGATTGAAGACCTCGCAGAAGTGCAGGCTTCTTCGTCTATGCGCCGTTTCTATACCGATGATGCAGGTTATGCACTAGCTGCTCAGACCGACACCAGCGTTATTCGTCTTGGTCGTGGCGCTCAGGGCGGTAGCGGTACTGCTGCTTACAACGCTGCTTACCTTGCTGGTAACGGTACTACTCTGTATGTTGATGGTACTAACGTAGGTACGGCTCTGACTGACGAAGGCTTCCGGCGTTCAATTCAGCGTCTTGATGATAACGATGTTCCTATGGATATGCGTTACTTCATCATTCCTCCTGCAACCCGTAACACCATGATGGGTCTGGCTCGTTTTACTGAGCAGGCTTTTACTGGTGAAGCTGGCGGCAGCAACACCATCCGTAACGGTCAGATTGGTGATATCTATGGCGTTAAAGTGTTTGTTACGACAAATGCTGATACGGCTACTACTGCCACCACTCGTATCGCTCTTCTGTTCCATCCTGAGTTTGGTGTTCTGGTGGAGCAAATGGGCGCTCGTGTTCAGACTCAGTACAAGCAAGAGTATCTTTCTACGCTGCTGACCGCTGACACGCTGTATGGTGTTGGTGAACTGCGCGATACTTCTGCAGTTGCTCTTGCAGTACCTGCCTAGTCAACTTAAACATGGGGTTGGCTCACAAGGCTGACCCCGCTTTAACTATTTAAGGAGATAATAAATGGCAAACGCAACTAGCGTTGTAGTCGTAAAAAATGGACGCGAACAGTTTCAAGGCGTCTTTGATCGTGTCTTTGAAGTTCGCGCTACTATTGATGCAGACAGTCTAGCAGACGGTGCTGGCGATAACGATACCATTGCAGTTCCTGGGGTTGCTCTAGGCGATATGGTTCTAGGGATTTCTCTAGGCGTTGACCTTGCTGGTATGACTGTTACTGGCTGGGTTTCTGCAGCAGACGTAGTAACGGTTCGCTTTCAAAACGAAAGTGGAACTAACCCACTGAATCTTGCTGAGACAACTATCAAAGTTTTGATTGGTCGTCCTGGCTGGTAATAAAAAACTAAAGGTTTCCCTCTCACAAGGAGGGTTTTCTTAATGCATTTCTGCAGTGTATTAAGGAAACTACTAATAAAGGTATCGTATGAAAATAGACCATGTTGATCCAGCAGTAAAGGCAGCAGGAGACGCTCTATCAATTGCTACAGTTATTGCTACATTGGCTCAATGGCTTCCTGCTATAGCTGCTCTGGCTTCTATAGTTTGGTCTGTTATCAGAATCTTAGAAACAAGAACCGTTCGTTCGTGGTTAGGTAAGAAACCACTTGAAGGCAACGAATGAGTCGTCTAATCAGTGTAGGTAAGAATAAGAGCACCACTACCAAGGAAGCTCTTTACACTGTTCCTACTAAACAGACTGCTTATTGGAACTTGCTGTACATTGTTAATACAGGTGCTAATAATAAGTATGTAACAGTCTACTGGTATGACAAGTCTGCAAACGTAGAATACTATGTACTAAACCAGTATACACTTAACTCTAGGCAGTATGTACAGTTTGATGGTAATGCAGTTACCGTGTTAGAAGAAGGCGATGAGATTAGGGTTGAGACAGAATCCTCATCTTCATTTTCTTTTATTGCAACTCTGGATTTAGAACCAAAGATAGCAGCGCAGCATAATTACTAATAGGAGACTATTATGCCAATGGTTGACGGAAAGAAATATCCTTACACTAAAAAAGGTAAACAACAAGCAGCATCGGATAAGATTCGTAAACTTCGTAAAGAAGGAATGCCGCAGAAACAAGCAGTTGCTGTTGGTCTATCGATGGCAGGAATGTCTAAGAAAAAAGCTGGTCGTGGTCGATGAAAAAAACAAAGTCTCGTGTTAATGAGGCTGGTGTTTATGCCCAACCAGGGATGCGTAAACGCTTGTTTGAAAGAATCAAGGCTGGTAGCAAAGGCGGCGATCCTGGTGAATGGTCAGCAAGGAAAGCACAAATGCTGGCTAGAGAATATAAAAAAGCTGGTGGTGGTTACAAGTCGTGAAAAAAAATCCTCAGCAATCTCTTAAAGATTGGACAGCGCAGAAATGGACAACCAGTTCTGGTAAACCTTCTAAAGGTAAATTAAGATATTTACCAGAGGCTGCGTGGGATGCGTTATCTCCAGCAGAAAAAGCTGCAACTAATAAAGCTAAAGCACAGGGCAACAAAGCTGGTAAACAGTTTGTTAAGCAACCTAAAAAGATAGCAAAAAAAACAGCGGGGTATAGGTAATGGTTAAGAAGGTATACCAGAATCCAGAAGGCGGTCTTAATGCAAAAGGCCGTGCTTACTTTAAAGCTAAGGAAGGCGCTAATTTAAAGCCTCCAGTGTCTGCGAAGCAGGCTAAGAAGTCTCCTAAGGCCGCTGCTCGTAGGAAGTCCTTCTGCGCTCGTATGAGTGGTATGCCTGGACCGATGAAGGATGAAAAGGGTAGACCCACTAGGAAGGCCCTGTCATTACGCAAATGGGATTGTTAAATGGCTAAAACATTTTTACAGTGTATCAATGATGTAATGATTAGGCTTAGAGAGCCTGAGGTTGCCACTGTTACAGCTACTACATACGCTCAACTAATCGGTAAGTTTGTTAACGATGCCAAGAGATATGTTGAAGATGCCTGGAACTGGAACATCCTTGAGACCACAAAGACAGTTACTACTAGCAATAATGTAGGCAGTTACAGCATTGTTGGCGCTGGTACAAGATTTAAACCTATTCGAGTTATTAGTCAAGAAAGCGATTGGCTATTAGATCCAGGTAACGCAAATAAAATTGAAGAATCATTAAGGACTGGGACACAGACTAACGATGCTCCAGCTTATTATTATTTTAAAGGCGTAGACGGTAACGGTGATACTAAGGTTGTATTGTTTCCTACTCCTGATGGTGTATACAATATTGAGTTTGATTTAATCATTCCACAAGATGATTTATCAAGCGGTTCTGATGAGTTAAAGGTTCCTGCACAGCCAGTGATTCTATACGCTACTGCGTTAGCAATTAGGGAGCGTGGGGAAGATGGCGGTATTGCTGCATCTGAGATGTTCTCTTTAGCTGAACAGTCGCTAAATGACTTTATTGCAATTGAAGCAAACCGAGGTAATACAGACCTCGTTTGGAGTGCTTACTAAATGGCCGAGCAGTTAGTCTCTGCTACGATTGCTGCTCCAGGTTTTAATGGCATCAACACTCAAGAGTCTTCTATTCAGTTAGATTCTGGGTATGCTGCTCAAGCCTTTAATTGTGTTATCGATAAGTTTGGTCGTATTGGTTCTCGGAAAGGTTGGTCCAAGGTCAACTCTGTAAATGCTGATTTAGGTTCTAATCCTATTCAGTTTATGTTTGAGATGAAAGACCCTGGTGGTAACCATCTGTTGAGCGCAGGCAACAACAAGTTATTTGTTGGCACAAGCACACTAACACAAAAGAATGTTAGAAACTCAACAGATACTGGCAACGCAAGTTATACGATCACAGCTAATCACTGGCAAGCTGCAGCACTGCCTTATGGAGATGGCTCTGCTGCACTAAGTCACTCTTATCTGGTTCAGTCTGGTCACCCGATGCTTGTTTATCATAAGCTAGGAACAACACCACACGCACATGATAAGACAGACTATGGATTTCAGCAACTAGGTGATGTAGGTAGTTTACCTCCTGGGTATACAACTTCTGATTTTAAACCGAACTGCATACTTGCTGCATATGGTAGAATCTGGGTAGCTGATATTGTTGGTGATTTAGAAACAATTTACTTTAGTCGCTTGTTAGATGGTTCTGATTTTAATGGTGGTGACAGTGGGTCAATCTCCATTAACTCAGTGTTTCCTAATAACGACAGCATCGTAGCGCTTGCTGCTCACAATGGATTTTTAATTATCTTTGGTAAGAACAATATTGCAATTTATGGAAACCCAATTGATGTAACAGAGCTACAGCTTGTAGAGTTTATTCCTAATATTGGATGTATTGCAAGAGACTCTGTAGTATCAACTGGTACAGATATTATCTTCTTATCAAACAATGGTGTGCGTAGTCTTACACGTTTAGTGCAAGAAAAGTCTTTACCGTTCAGAGATGTATCTAAGAATGTTCGAGACGAGTTGTTATTTAAAATTGATTCTGAAGCAAACAAGATTAATATTAAAGCAACTTACTTTGAGAATGATGCATTTTATTTATTAGCTATCCCAAATGTTAAGGAAGTTTATTGTTTTGATTTAAGAAACTACTTACCAGATGGATCAGCTAGAGCCACTATTTGGAATAGTATTGAACCTACTTCTTTTGTTGTTACAGAAAATAGAAAACTATATTTAGGTAAAGTTGGCTACATTGGTAACTACACAGGTTACAATGACGATGCTAGTTCATATCGAATGATTTACTTTACTAACTACTTTGATCTGCAACAACCAACTACTAAGAAGTTACTAAAGAAGATTAACTGGGTTTTGATTGGTGCAAACAACCAAGCTATTGTTACTAAATATGGATTTGATTATTTAGATTCTTATCAGTCTATTTCAACTAACTTAGCAGCTACAAATATTTATGAGTATGGGATAGACGAGTATAATATTGCTGAATACTCAACTGGTATTATTATCGGTAAGTTTGGGCAGCAGTTAGGTGGTTCTGGTTCTGTGATACAGATTGGATTAGAAACAGAAATAGATTCTCATGCAGTATCTATTCAAAAGATTGACTGCTTTGTTAAATTAGGAAAGACTATTTAAATGGCTAACTATACTAAAAGCACAGACTTTGCTGTCAAAGACGGATTAGCTACTGGCAATCCTTCAAAGATTGTTAAAGGCACAGAGATTGACACCGAGTTTAATAACATTGCAACTGCTGTTGCAACCAAGGCAGATACCAGCGGCGCAACACTTACCAGTGTAACTATCTCTAGTGGCACAGCAACACTTAGTAGTGCTACTATTACTGGTGGTTCTATCACTGGCATTACTGACATAGCCATTGCTGATGGCGGTACTGGTGCATCTACTGCAGCTAACGCTCGTACTAACCTTGGCCTAGCTATTGGCACAGATGTGCAAGGCTATGATGCTGATACAGCCAAGACAGATGTGCTACAGACTTTTACAGTGTCACAACGAGGAACTGTTACCACTGACAATGATGGTTCCTTTGATATGAACGTAACTAATAACTTTAAGTGTACGCCTACTGGTAATGTTACTTTAACCTTTACTAATATTACTGCTGGTCAGTCTGGGTTTGTGTTGTTGGTTAATGGCTCTAACTACACAATCTCTGCAGCAGCCACTACTAAAGTTGCTACAGGAGCATTGACTGCGTTGTCTGCTTCTGGTACTTATCTATTATCTTACTTTACAGACGGTACTAATGTGTACCTTGTTAATTCTGGAGCATTAGCGTAATGGCTGTTCTACCTGTTGGAATCGGTCCTGTATCTGCTGGCGGCTATCAGATAGAACGCAGTCTGCGGTTTAACTCTGCGGATAGTGCGTATCTGAACAGGACTTTTGGTTCTGGAGACCGTAAGACTTGGACTTTTTCGTGCTGGATTAAAAAATCTGTTGTTGTAAATGACGGAAACGATGTTCCATTATTTAGCGCAGTAGGAGCAAGTTCTGC